TCCTCAAATCCTAATTTTCCAGCAACCCAAGAGATAATACCTTTGAAAAAATTAATAGGTGCAGCAAGAATTGATGAAACAATTAATTTTATTTTACTTAATATACCTGGTGCTTGATCCCATTTCTCTTTTATAGAATCAAAGGCAACTTTTGCTAATGTAATACCTGCAGCAACTCCAAGAATTATTGGAAGAAATGGTGTCACTGCAGCTATAAGTGGTAATGCTGCAGCTTTAAGTGAAATAGCTGCACTTACCAAAGCACCTTTCATTGCAACTGCTCCTGCTGCTAAACCTTTAAGTGCACTTTTACCAAGATTTATCGCTGAAGACATTACTGCTTTTCCAGTAGATAAAATACCTTTCATTAACAATCTACTTGCTAACAATAAATTTTTACCTGCAAACATAACTGTTTTGAATATTGCACCTGGATACATATAAACTGCAATTGCACCTAAAGCTGCTGCAAGAAATCCAGCATTTTCTTTTATGGTATCACCAGCTGACTTATTATCATCATTAATATCTTTAAATAATTCTGTAAGTCCATCTACAAAAAACATTAAAAATGGTTTTATGTAATTATTAAATAATTTTTGTATACCTGGTACAATATGTTTTTCAATAGTTACAATCATTTGTTTATACAAATCACTTTCAAATATTTCTGGTAGTTTTTTAAGTAAAATAAATAATGCACCACCAATAATTAAACCTTTAAGAAGTGTTGCTATTGGAGCTAAAAATGAAAACTTATCTTTTACTTTATCAACCCCAGCTTTAAAGAAGTTTTTAGTGCTCTCTGCAAAAGTACCGATTGCGTTCATAAACTCATCATTTCGTCTTTTCTCTTCTTTTATAGATTCCATACTTGGTTTAAGAAAAGCAAGACCTTTTTTTAAATTACCAATCAGACCTTTTCCCATAGACTTACCAAGATTACCTAAAGCTTTTGCTTGATTTTCAAATCCGTGAGTATAAATCTCACTTAATTTATTACCAATAGCATCAGCCTGTTGTCTAGCTTTTTCGTGTTCTTCAGAAAAAGTTTCTCTTAGACTTCTATTTTGTGAAGTGAGTTGATTACTTACATCAGTTAATTCAGACATTATTTTTTCTTCTCTGTTGCTTTTTTATCTACATATGCATTTGCACCAAAGTATGCTGCCACTAATGCTGAGATTGCAACAAAATATGTAGGTGCAATATCAGAAATTAATTTTGCAGCCGTGTCTTGCCCTAATAAAGCAGTAATTAATATACCACTAGGATAAAATAACATACCAAACAATGCAAACCAAGTCATTCTTCTCATAGCATCTCTACGGGCATCTGCGTCTTCTAATTCTTTTCTTTTAAATTCCAAATTCATCTCCATTTCTTCTTTGGTAATGTGTCCATCACCATTCAAATCTTTTTCAGCGACTTCTGGGTCAACTGTTTTTTCTATTTTGCTCTTTGATTCGTTCATTTTCCTCTCGCACGTGTTGTTGAAGTAAATCTACATATACATCTCTTTCCCAAGGTACCATATTTTCAATATCACTTAAACTATACTTATGATGTTGCATCATCGCGAAATTAGTTTTAAAATAATTTTCTAGATTATTATGAGAAAGAGCTATTAAAAAAAACTTTGCAGACCCTCCAATGTTACTGTTGATGTTACTTTTGTATTAGGATTTTCAACTATAATATCGTGTTTTAATTTAGGCATAGTTTCAAAAAAAGTTTGTATTTTTTTAAACTGTTCTGTATTAAAAGATGATACGAATTCTTCTGCTTCTTTTTCACTAAAGTCTTCTATCATCTTTTCACCTTCATAAACTGTTTCTATACACCTTGGTATGATTTTAAACATTTCACCTGAGTCTTTTAGATTCATATTTGTAACTTCTTTCATACTAGGATATTTCATAACTGTTTTGATGCTATCTGTTATATCAATCACATTTGTGTGATTTTCATTGATTGATAATTTGATTTCATTAATATCAATTTCTTTTTCCACTCTTGTTTTTTCGTCATCTGGACAAGTAACATTTACTTTAATTTGTTCACCCACAGATTTACCTCTGATATGTAAAAATAAAAATTCTATGTCAAACATAGGTAATTTTTGTATATCAAGTTTATGAAATGTACATTCATTTATAATGTCTAACATTGCTTTCATAATATTCTTTTCATCACCTGTTTCAGATGCTATCATTAATAGTTTTTCTTCTTTTACAAGAAATGGTCTATATTCTATTTCTTGCTGTAAACTTTGTAGTTTTATTTTATATGTTGGCGTTTCAAGTTTAGGTAAAGCCATAATATTTCACTCCTATTCTAATAATAAATCTGCTGCGGCTCTTCCACCAGCAACTACTGTTGGACCAGCACCAGACTTACCAAGTATATCTGTAAGTATACCTTTTACATCAAATAATTCATACTCATTACTGCCAGGTAAATTATCTGCTATGTAATCGTTTAAGTTTTTAGAAGGTTCACGACCAATACCTTCCCAATATCTGTATGCAAAATCTATTGATAATTTTTGCAAACCAGAATCTGTATTTAATTCTTGTGCTTGTATGGTTTTAGGATAAACCTCAAATAGTTTGACACCATATTTTGTTTTCTCTTCAGTTGCACCAGTAAAAGTTAAAAAGTTACCTGGTATTGAAGAACTTCTACCTTTAGATAATTGAAAAATATGTATCTCACCAACTATGTCATTATAGTAATTCATATTATATGTACCAGGTTGATATATTTTTTTCTGCCATTCTTCAAAGAATACTTTTTCATCTAAATCTTTATTACACCAAAAAGTACCTGTGATTGTGGAACTTTGTACAACACCTTGTGGCATTTCTCTTGGTGGTCCGTATATATTATCATCAGCTGCAGATAATATACTTCTTTCAGGATATTGAAAGTTTTCACATCTTAAACTGACATATCTTGCAGCCTCAGAATTATTACCTAATATTTTAGGTAAATTAATCATTATCTCAAACCTATTTGTTTGAGCTTGTTCTTGTCTTAGAAAAGTACTTTTCCATTGTCTTAAATTGAACACTATATTGCCTTTCTACTGTCTGCCCATACTTTTGATTGACTTGATTTTCTAAATCTTTGTACAGGTAACATTAATGCAGTAACAAAGTCTTCACTATCTATTCTTCTAAATCTACTTCTAGTAAATTCATATAGATATCTTTTTAAAGTAGGTTTAATTAAATTAACCCTTTGTAATTTACTATATGATGTAATAATTCTCATATCACTTTGTGGTCCTCTTGCATCGTCTTCTAATCTTTTCATTAGTCTTGCTCTCAATGCGTAAGGAAGATAATGAAAGTTAATACCTAAAAACCCATCACTATACCTTTGTATGGGTAATACTAACGGAAACACATCATAATAAGGTAGTTTGTCTTTGTATTTTGGGTCATACAAAAACATATTTAATCTACCAATATGATATCTACCAGATAGTCTACCATCTCTAATTAATTCACTAGATGATGGTGCACCCAACTCTCTAATTCTGTTACGATACCACTGATATGGTTCTCTACCAGTTTTTCGTAGATTTCGTATTTCGTCAAATATACTCATATAATATTATTTATACTTGGGCATTAGGTGGTCTTCGGTAAGAATGATAAAGTCCATATTTCTATCTCTACAATACTCTCTTGCAGCTTCCCACTTGGCACTATTTTTACCCCATTCATAAACTTCTTTTACAAATGCTTTTGTTTTTCTTTTTGGTATTTTAGGTTTTTTTGTATATTTCTTTGGCTTGACTTCTATAATCATTTTTCTTATTTTTCCATCAGCTCTTTTACATTTTATATAGAAATCAGGAAAATATCTGTGATATTTACCATCTGTAGGTAAAAAATAAGGTATTTGTATTTCTTCTGAACCCCATTCTAGTATTTTGTCATTTCTATCACAATACACCATAAATTTACGCTCCCACAAACTTCTGTAATAAATAGTAGTAGGATTGCCTTTATATTTTTTGGGATAACTAGGAATATAACGGCCACTATAACTCATAGGAATATTTATATGGTTTTTTCAACTAAGTTATTTTCTGGTGGTTTGACTAATCAATTAGGTTCGTTTTTGAATGGTAGAAATTCATTAACTTCACAATCATTAGGTGACCCATTTGCAGGTGGTCATAATTCTGTTAGTGGTAATAAGACAGGACAAAGAGTTTTTCAATATCCTTTAGATTTAGGTGGAACACCTAATCAAGGACATTTCATATTATTTTATGTAAACACACAAGATGTTGGTAAATTAAAATATGAAAATGCTGGTAATGCATCAAAGAATTTAAGTCCATTAGAAAACTTTGAACAAAGAGCTCAAGAAAAAATAAACACATTTAAGAGTGCAGCTGGTAATAAATTTGCATCTTTTATGGGTGGTGGTGGTAAAGCAGCACAATTAAGACCAGGTAGAAGTGCAAACAAACCAACTAAAATATTCACACACACAAGAGCACCAACAACACGAACAGATATGGTAATAGCATTGTATATGCCAGCTACAGTAGAAGTCACATATAACTCTGCATATGAAGATAAAGAAATTGGTCTGTTGGGTAAAGCTGCTTCAAATATAATTGCTGCTGAAAATAAAGTTCAAGCCACTAGTACAGAGTTTAAAGAAGGTACACCAGAAGTGGCTAGAAACACAGCTGACACATTCGCAAGTGGTACAAAGGCATTAGATTTTGCAAGAACTGGTAAAGTTACAACTGATAGAATGGAACTAATATTTAATGGTGTTGCTAAAAGGTCATTTAATTATAATTTTAAATTTATACCTAAAAGTATGGAAGAGGCAAAAATGGTCAGAGAAATAATTAACATTTTTAAATTTCATATGTTACCAGAGGTAGAAGGTGATCAAGGTAAATCAAGAGTATTTGTTACACCTGATGTATTTGATATAGAATATCATTGGGTTGGTAAAGGTGAACATAATTCATATCTAAATAAAGTATCCACTTGTGTGTTAGAAAATTTAAATGTCAAATATGGTGGTGCAAGATATAGTGCGCATATTCCTGATGATACTGGTGACACACCACCTGTAGAATCAGAAATGTCGTTGTCGTTTAAAGAACTTGAAATTATTACTAAAGAAAGAGCTAAGGAAGGTTTTTAATGTATTTTTCTAAATTTCCTAAATTAAATTATGATATAAAAGGTGATGGTAATCTATCACAATTTACACATATATTAAAAAGAGTTAAATTGGCTGTGAATGCATCGGCAAATACAAAAATATTTGATTATTATCAAGTTGCTATGGGTGAAAAACCTGAAGATATTGCATTTAAATATTATGGTGATGCAAGTTTACATTGGATTGTCATAATAGTAAATGATGTTATAGACAGATTTCATAATTGGCCAATGGGTGTTCAAGCCTTTGAACAATATTTAAATGACAAATATGATAACCCTAATGGAATACATCATTATGAAATTACAAAAACATCAGGTGACACTACCGAAGTCATAAATATTGGTCCAGACAAAACTTCACATCCAACAGCTGTAAGTGTTAGTAATTATCAACACGAAGAGAACATACAAATTCAAAGAGGTCAAATTAGATTATTAAAGAAAGATTATTTATTTCAATTTATAAAAGAGTTTAAGGCATTGATGAGTGAAGGTACAGCATAATGGCAAAAAGTCCTATGGGTATGCAGTATGCTGGTGAATACAACATACTGGAATGTAAACTAGTCACACACGCAGGTGCAGAAATTGATTTGATAGATGTTTTGATTGAAGTAAATGTCTATGAAGAATTATTCTCAAATGCAATTTCTGCAGATATAACATTCGTTGATACAAAAGATTTATCAGAAACATTACCAATCATTGGTAACGAATATGTAAGACTTGAAATTGGTACACCAGAAGAAACTAATGAAGGTTCTATTGATTTCACAAAACATACATTTGTAGTTTATAAAATATTACAAGAAGTTGATGTCAATCAAGGTAAAATGATTTCTTTGAAACTTACCACAAACGAAATATTTTTAAATAACAGAAGAAGAGTGTCACAATCATTTACTGGTGCTTATTCAGAAATGGTAGAAAAGATATTTAGAGGTGAAAACTATTTGAATTGTGATAAACAATTAAAATTAGAAGATACAGTAGGTGGGTTTTCTTTTGTAGTTCCAAACATGCATCCATTTGATGCCATCAATTCAATTGCACAAAGATCATTATCTAGATTTGAAACCTCATCTTATATATTTTATGAAACAACTCGTGGTTACAACTTTAGAAGTATAGAAAGTTTATTTGAAGAAGGACCTGTGATGGAATATAATGTCGGTGAAGGTGACTTACACGAAAAATCAGGTGTTAATCCACAAGAGGTAAATTTAAATCAGATAGAAAGTGAAAAAATCATAAGTAGTAATAACATATTAAATGGTATTCGTACAGGACTTTATGCATCAAAAATGATATTACACGACAGTTTTAATAAGACATATTCAGAAACACCGTTCTCTTATAAAGAATCTTTTAGTAAGGGAAATGATGTTGAAACACTTGGTGGTGGACAAGGTAAACCACTATTCCCACTTGAAAGCGTATTAGACACACAAGGTAACACAGTAAGTGATTATTCAGATTCACTAGTTACTGTACAATCATCAACAGGACCAGATTCTTTTCATACAGGCACATATCCAGAATTTAGAACACCATATGGTAAAGTAAATCCAGGGCCTGACATATTAAATAGATTTTCTAAATTATCACAAATTGCAAATGGTATCAGTTATTATCTAGAAATTGTAGGTAACACTGGTATTGAAGTCGGCCAACTTCTTGAACTCAATATACCAAAAAATCAAACTGATGCTGGTGAGTTATATAATGAAAAAGTATCTGGTCGTTATATTATAAAAAAACTAAAACACTCATTTCTGCGTTATGGTGACAATAAACACAGAATAGGACTTGAAGTAGTTAAAGATAGTACCCAATTAAGTTTTCCTGATGATTTACCTGACCCAGGTTCAGGAAGTGGAGGTACTGTGACAATATGATGATTACTTAAAGGAAAAAAAATGACTAATAAAAACACTCGTAAGTTAAGAACACTAAATTTTCAAAGACAAGAAAGAATTATTGATAATACTATTTGTGAATTAACTAAAGAAGCCAGTGAATTATATACGGCAAGAACGAGAAGGTTTTTAGAAAGAAAGACAGCGTGAAAACATTTGAACAATTAACAGAGGGGGTATATGACCCTAACATTTTTAAGGCATTTTTTCTGGCAGGAGGACCTGGCAGTGGTAAATCTTATGTTGTAAGACGAACCACTGGAGGCCTCGGCCTTAAAATTGTAAACTCTGATATTGCATTTGAAAAACTACTAAAAGATGCAGACTTTGACTTAGACTTTAGAACTATGAGTCCAGAAAAAAGTTTAGAAAGAGATAAAATCAGAAGTAGAGCAAAAGAGGTTACATCAAAAATGCAAAGAAACTTTGTGGCTGGTAGACTTGGTTTAATTATAGATGGTACAGGTGCAGAATATGTTAAAATAGAAAGACAAGCTAGAAAGTTAAAAGAATTAGGATATGAAACTTATATGATATTTGTTAATACATCTTTAGACACGGCAATAGAAAGAAATAATCAAAGAACTAGAAAGTTACCTTTAGATATTGTTAAAACATACTGGAACAATGTACAAGCAAACATAGGTAAGTTTCAAAGATTATTTGGTATGAGTAATATGATAATTGTAGATAATAATAGTGCAGGTGAGAATGTGTTTAATACGGTATTCAAACAAATTGTAAAATTAACAAAAAGAAAAGTTAAAAATTACATTGCAAAACAATGGATTGATAATCAGTTAAGAATGAAAAGAGTTATGAGGGCATTGACAAATAGATAAATGCATGTTACAATATAAACAATAATAATTTATTTAGTGAGGTATTATGGCTAAAAGAAAAATGTCTGCAGAACAAAGACAGGCAGCAATTGAAAGACTTGCCAAGGCAAGAGAAAAAAGACTAAAAGAAAATCCACCCAAATACACAAACATTTCACCAAAGGTATTAGCAATACCTGATGATGGATTTATGTCTAGAAAAAAAGTGATGCAGTGGATTAAGACACAAAAAGATATTGCGTCATCTTCTGAGAAAGCAGCACGAAGACAAGGTGTTGATAAAAAACAAAAAGCAATAGAACACTCTAAGGCCTTAAATGCAAGAGGATATATTAGGTGGTTAAAGTATTATTTAGAAACAGGTGTTTTCCCAGGTGACTTCGTGGGTGAGTATGAAACAATACCTGTTACTAGAAGAATAGTGGCTGGACCAAGAGAAGGTGCACTATTGAAAGGTGGAAGGATATTAAACTAGATGATACAATTATATAAGAATGTGTTAGAAGATGATTTAGTAAAAGAATTATTAGATTACTATCAACATAACTTAGATAGACTTACAGATTATGGTAACTTTGAACAAGTTGAAATAGATGCTGGACATAGATTAAGTAATCTAATGAAAGATTTGACTCACAAAATAGGTGATGATTATTTTGAGAAACACGACAAGACAAGTCAGGCACCAAAAGTTTATGCTGTTGAAGGTTTTAGAATTAAAAGATATGAACCTAATCAAGGTAGTTTTCCTTGGCATGTTGATGCAGGTACAATACAAAATTGTACACGATTTCTTGCGTTTTTATATTATTTGAATGACAATGATGCTGGCACAAAATTTGAGAAGGCATATGTGCCCGCAGAAAAGGGTAGTGTAGTTGTATTTCCACCAATGTGGATGTATCCTCACGAAGGTGAAATGCCAAAAGAGAAACCAAAATTTATTATGAGTACATATTTTCACTTTATAGGGGTTGACAGTAGAGTACAATCCTGATAGGATAGCAGTATGAAAGAATTTATATTATTAATACAAGTGTTGTTTTCTTTTCCTAATGGTGAAACACAATCTATTTCCATTGAAAAAAGTATGGCGAGTGAACAAGATTGTCAAGTAGAGATTGATAATCAAGGTGATGTCGCTATAAACTTCTTTGGTATGTCTATTGATTTGTTTTTTGAGTGTGTAAAAAGCGATGAGATACTAGAAGGTGATAAATACAATTATGATTATGAGATAGACAAAACATTACTAAAACAATTATTGAAAAAGAAAGGTGTGGATATATGATTGGCGTTAAAGCGGGTGTAGGTTATTTAAGTTATAAAGGTGTTACAAAGTGGCTAGAGTCAATACACAAAGATACTTTAGAACACGGCACTGAAGACCAACAATTTGTTTTAGAACAGATGATAGACTATATGAAACACGAATACAGAGAAGGTAAACCTCTGGTTAACAAAAATATAATAGGATATTAAAATGGGAATAGAAACAATCGTTGGGAGTATTTTCTCCTTTATGGTAAATATGTTTATAATGGACAACGCTGAATTCTTTGCACACAAAAACAAAATGGAAGAATTATATGGTCCGTGTGAATGGAAATATGTAGGTAGACAAACTGATATAAAAAACCCTGCTATAACACTTACACCTCCAAATGGAGAGAAATATATTTTATTCAGACAAGTATGTGAGAATGAACCTAAAAACTAGGTATCTAAAGTTAATGTATAATTGCGATACTGCAATGGAAAATTGTAAAGACTTAGATATGAAACAATTTTGGTTAAAGACCAAAATGCTTGTAACAGAAAAGTATCAAAAATTATGTTCTTTGGATTAGTGACTCTTGCGGTAGCATTATGTATTAGTGCCGTTGCTGCATATTATAGTATTGTAGGTCTAATGGCTATATTCTCTGCATCCGCAGTGTCCATAGCTATTATGGGTGTTGTATTAGAGATAGGTAAACTTGTTACTGCATCTTGGTTATATCAGAATTGGACCACAGTACCAAAAGTATTAAAATATTACTTGACAAGTGCAGTTATAGTTCTTATGTTTATAACTAGTATGGGTATTTTTGGGTATCTATCTAAATCACACATAGATGCAGGTTCAAATACATCTCAAGCACAAATAAAAATTGATAGAATTGATAATTATATTAAATCAGAAGAAAAAACAATCATCAGAGCAGAGAAACAACTACAATCTTTAGATGATGCATTAGATAGGTATATAGAATTAGGTGCAGTATCAAAAGGTTTAAATAAAAGAGAAGAACAACAAGAAGAGAGAGATAAGTTAACCAATATGGTTAATAAATCACAGACTAGAATAGATGAATTATTAGATGAAAAATCAGTTTATGATTTAGAAATAAAGAATTTTGAAGTAGAAGTAGGACCATTAAAGTATATTTCTGCACTTTTATATGGTGATGATGCACTGACATTTTTAGAAAATGCAGTAAGATGGGTTATCTTAATACTAGTGTTTGTGTTTGACCCTTTAGCAGTTTTGCTCGTCATAGCCGCTAATATCACGATTAAACAGGAACTTACAAGGATAAAAAGAGAAAAAGATAAAGCATTAAGAAAACAGAGAAAAGGTAAAGTAAAAGTACAAGTTGAAGAGGTTGAAAATGGTATGCGTAAGGTTGTTAAAGAGAAAAATGGTGTTAGAATGGAGTACTATGAATAAATAATAGTGCTTAATAACTATTGTAGGAGATTTTAAATGGCGTACAGTAAACAATTATTAGACCATTATGAGAATCCACGAAATGTGGGGACTTTAGATAAAAATAAGAAAAATGTGGGAACTGGTCTGGTAGGAGCGCCAGCGTGTGGTGATGTTATGAAACTCCAGATAGAAGTTGATGACACAGGTATAATAACAGACGCAAAATTTAAAACATTTGGGTGTGGCTCTGCAATAGCGAGTAGTTCATTAGTTACTGAATGGCTGAAAGGAGCTCACATTGACAAAGCACAATCAATTAAGAATACAGAGATTGCCTCTGAACTTGCACTTCCTCCAGTTAAGATACATTGTTCGGTACTTGCGGAAGATGCTGTTAAAAGTGCAATCAAAGATTATAAAGGAAAGTGCGGTTGTGATGATAAGTAGTTCGTTTTGTTCAAATTGTGGTCACGATTCACATTGTGGCGGAAGTTATTGGGATGACATTGACAGATCGGGCAATACGATTGAGGTTTGTAAACATTGTAGATGTGAAAAATGCCAAGACAAAGATTAAAGGGCCAAAGACCCATAGAATCATTTGACATTTATCACGGTTGGGACCAAGATGTAAATACTTGGTTCGTAGAAATACAGATACCACAATTTGGTACTGGTAACATAATAGAATGGTTTAATACTGAGGAGTCTTACGAAAAGAGGTTAAAAGAGTTGAGATATACATTAAGTGATATACAATGGGATTAATATCTCTTCTTTTCGTAGGACTCATTATATCGTTATGGGATTACTAGTGTTGGAATCAATACCATTAATAGCTTTTATAGTGGCCATAATTACTATATTTTTAGGATTATGGGATTCATAACATATAAGTAATAGTAGCATATCACATGCTTCAAAAGTGGCTGATAGTCCATCAGTTAAAAGGGCGTAATGTTCAAATTGTTAACTATAAGGAGAATGTTATGCAAGTTACAAAGAACATAGTAAAATTTAATAAAATGTTAGTCAGTATACCAAAGTCTATGAAAGGCATTTGGGATAAATCTGAAAACCGTTGGGGCTACCGTAAGATTTCTGACAAGTAGTAATGTCAAATTAAGATATATGTCAATTATTTGACCAAGTCTAAATATATATAGGAGAGGTTAAATGGTTGACATTATCAACACAGCATGGCCCATATTCGTGGGTTTCATCACATTAGTTGTCGTTTTATCGCAAGCCTATATGAGAATTCAAGTTCTAGAAGAAAAAGTAAAGGTTTTGTTTGAATTACACAACAAATCTAAAGAGTAAATCATAAGTCATTGATTTTACTAGCATCTTTTTTTACCCGATTTTACCTAAGTCATTGATTTAACTAGCATCTTTTTTGGTGTTTTTTTGGTTTTTTTTGCATTTTTCCCTTGACAGGGCTGTCATAGCATAGTATAATGAGTACATAAAGTCAAGAAAGAAAGGAAAAAAATGACATATTTACATAGAAACAAAAAACAAGAAATACTTAAAGAAATACACGAAACTGTATCAAAGTTAAAAACAAAGTATGAAATATTAAATGCTTTAGATAACGATACAGATTGTAGTGCTAGTTATGACTTGCATGATGAGTTAACTTCTTTTCAAGAGTACCTTGAAGGGTTTAAAAAGTTAACTGAAAAGTGTCACGCTAAGTCTGCACCATTTAAAGTTGTTAATGGTGAAATAAGAAGAACAACTAAACTTGAGAATCATTTAAACGGTTCTGGTCAACCATTATTTAATTAAGAAAGGATATATTATGACAATAGCAAATATAGATGATAAACATATGAATAACCTTGTAGAAAGGTTTTATGATAACATAGATGAAAATGATTTAAAAGAATGTGAAGTATTTGAAGAATTTTTCAAAGTTGCTAAAGATAAATGTGAAAATATCTGGAGTGATGATGACTTACATTGGATTGCAAATTATGTATGGAATGATTTTTGGAGTAATTACAATTAATTGCAAAAAGGCCCTTGACACGGCTGTAATAGCATGGTAAAATAATATTATAATTAAGAAAAGAAAGGATATATTATGATAAATTTTGTAACAAATAGAGAATATAGTGGTAAGAATATTGATATTCTTATGGCAAGTGGTAGAGGTAGTGAGTTCGCTGGCTTTCATCAAGGTAAGAAGTTCTTTGGTGTAACTGGTCAACAACTAAAAGGTATGAAAGCTGCGGCTGTAGTACAGTTCGTTGTTAATAAGAAGAACGCTGACGGCGAAGAAAAAAAGTCTATTAGATATAAATCTGTATTCGCAAAGTCTGATTTTGAGAATGCTATTAATAACAATAAAAAAGAGGTTGATAATGAATAATCAGAATAGAATGGCTAAAGATAATATTTACAAATTATTAGAAGGTACTAACTATATAAAAAATCCAGATAAGTTAGATGAATATAGAGATACCAAAAACAAAATGTTTGGTACTGTTAATTGGTTTGAATTAGAAACTATGTCACTAAATCAGTTTTTGAAACTTGCAGACAAGGTTACTGCTGAGTCTCCAGGCGAATATCTCATTAGTGATTTAATCAGAAAGTTAGGTAGGGAATAATGAAAATGAAGTATGATAAGTTTGTATCAATTATGGATGAATGGTTTAATTATAAATTAGACTTCAAATCTTGGGATAGAGAAGAGTTTTTACAGTTTTGTAGAGATTTTTTAAATGGTAAAACAGAGTATTATATGGACGATAATTTCAAGAAATATTTTGCAAAAAAATGCAAAAAAGCCCTTGACAATGGTTTCAGAGCATAGTATAATAAAGTCATAAAGTAAGAAAAGAAAGGATATAATTATGAAAAGTTATGTAAGTTTAGAGAGAGCTAAGTCGGTTGACAAAGATACTCTTATTGATAGTGCGTTAGATAAGTTCAACAAACAAAATGTTGACAAGAACGGCAACTATGTTAAGTATAGTGACCTAGAACAAAAGTTTGATGGTAACACTCAGATGTATGAAGGTCTTCAACAGTTAGAAGATGGTTTAATTGATTATATTGAGATTATTCAAACTATTAAAGGTATTGTTAAGAACAAGTTAAGAAATGGTAACTTTGGTGTTGACAAAGAAGTCAAAGACAAGTTATTTTCTGAGGTTCAAGACCTACAAACATATGCCAATCAGTGGTTACCTGATTATTCTGGTGATATCATCAGTGGTTTCAACAAACTTGTCGGTGATACTGACGAGGAATATTTTCATCAACTATAAGAGAGGACAATATGAAAAAAATACAATTACCAAAATGTGAAATAGAAAAGATTAAAAGAGTACACGAGTTAGAAAAAACTGTGTTGGCTCTTAATGAGTGGTTTGAAAAAGAACTCAACGGGTATATGTCATCCAAGAATGTAATGACTATTCCGTCTGGAGGTAACAATGAGTAATAGAAAAGTTTGGAGAAATCTGGGTTATCCTCATTATGCCAGTAAAAAGTTTACACCAGAAGAGTACAAGGTGTATGTAAAAAATAATAACAAGATTTTTGAGTATACAGGCGAAGACAAAATCGTATCTGTTACTGAAAAAGAATATAAATTACCATTTTAGAAAGAGAGGATATTATGATGTTAAGTGGTTATACAATAAATGAAATACAAGATATCATTCAAACTGCAATTGACAGTGCGAATGATGATAAGGGTCACGGTGTAGAGAGTGCACTTGATGATTTACAATCTTTGGTGAATGATTTAGATGAGCACCAAAATATACAGATACCATTAGTGAAAGAGGTGAAATAATGACTTTTAACATAGGTGAGAAACCAACATTTAATCATTATAGTGACCCAGGTCATTCTTGGGTTAGAGTACCATTGTTGTTCATTGGTTATTTGATGTTACAAAATAAAATTTCATCTTATTCATATGTTAACGGTAAGTGGATATATTTAGAAACTGATTGTGACTATTCTATATTTTTAGATGCATTTCGTAGTCATTGGGGTCGTAGAAAAGAACCTATTACCAAAATGAAACACACGGATAATATTTCAAGAATAAGATATTATACGCCATACGAAGCATCTCTCAGTAATTAACGGATTAGAAAATTTTTTATATATAATAGTATGGGAAAAGTAGTATCATATAAAAAACACAAAGAGAGAATAAAACTCCAAAAAATACGAGAGCATTTAAACTCTAGTCTTGGATTAAATCTCTCTGAGGATTCCGTACGATATCTATATACACCCCCAGGAGAAGAAGATGGATAATAAGAAGAAAGAAAACATAGTTTATCTCAAAGAATACAAAACAAAAAAGTTTAAAGAGAATAACGAGATAGAACTTCAGCTCGAGAACGGTGAAGCATTTGAATTTATACTAGATGATTAAAAGAATCGTATATCGTAACGACATTACCTACGAACATATTTTCGTAGATGTTTATGCAGCTAATATTGGATTAGTTTACGACCCAAATGATAAGATGGAAAAGGGTATACATTGCATAGACAGTTCGGACAAGAAATTTATACACACAACACTTAGTAATTATGGTTTTAGAAAAGTTAATCACATATTTGACTAGTAGTCGTAGAAGTTATCACGCTGCACCGACTAAATTTCGTAATCAGAAAAAACTCTATTATAATGGACAAGTAATTGAATTACCCGAAAATGATCCTGGTGGAGAACACGAATGACACATTTTTTCACAGACCCTAAGTACATACCTCCACATAATCCTTTTGAGGCATACACAAATGGCAAATGGCTCTCCAAACGATAAAACATTCATTGAAGTATATAAATGTGATGTAAACTTTGACTTTTTATCAAACACACGACCATATCTCTCTGATGCACACATAAATTCAAACACAGGACGAAGAAAAGATTTCTCAGTAAAGAAATGTAAAGAAATAGGACTAAATCCAAAAGAACCAGTATTAGAACATTATCGTTTACATTTACAGAAATGTTTAGA